TGAGAATCTCTGGCGGAAATATCCAAATAAACGTTGGCACCTCAGTTGCCTCTGACTGTAGTTTCGCAATCGTATTTCAAGGAACGGTGGTATAAACAAATGGCAATCGAATCAGACGTAGCAGGCATATCCACCTTATCCAACGAATTACAGTTTAGTAAATATTTAGGAGCAGTGAGTTAAGATGGCAATCGAAAATAAACTAAAGATAAAAGGCTTTCCAGTAGCAATCCCTGGAGTTTACTCCCGTGTTGTGGGAGCAAATATCAATACGCAACTAGCAAAGGTTTCTATTACTGTAAAGGACTGGGCCTCAAAAGACGCCGCTAAAAAGGTTCTTGATGATAAGAAGCGTATGGTAGCGACCGAATACGATGAGAATAACGCAGATCACGTTGCTCGTTATGAGGTGTTATTTCCAGATAAAGACGCTCGTCCAGATCCTCTCGTATTAGATGCTTATGGCAAAAAGTACCAATTCACTGATTACGAAGCATATCAGGAATGGGACGGCCAAAAGACTGTAGAGCCTTCTATCAATGACCGCACTATTGAATTACCTACTGAGTTAGCACTAGCTGTTGCTCAAATGGCCGTTCCAGGCGTAAATCCCGGTAAGCAAATCGACGATATGGTTAGCCAGCTTTACAGAGCAGCCATTTTGTCCGGCGAATTTGAGGATGCGGTAAGCGTCTAGTGAAGAAACTACTAGGTAAAGTCCTGAACGGGCTGCTTACTCCAGTCTATATCGTGCTGGCGCTGTGTTTCACCGTTATGATCAAAGTTAAAGACTTCACGGACAGCCTTCAGAAGTAGGTCCTGTGGCTAAGTTCCGGCCTTTCCTAGAGGCACTGGCTGATTATCGAAGGGGGCTGAAGAAGCCCCCTCGTTATTTGAGCGCAGATGGAGTCAGCAAGGTATCGAAATTGCAGGGCTCGCGCCCTGCTAAGGTTTGCAGGTTCTGTGCTGGCCCGTGCGCGGGCCGTAGGACATCTTGGTGTTCCGATGATTGTGTTCGAGAATACAAGATCGCGTGTAATGATCCGGCCGCCGTATCGGCGGCTCTTGTGGAGCGAGATCGGGAAGTCTGCTGTTCTTGTGGCCTCGATACGAGGCTGTTTTTGCAAGACATGCTAAATCTCCCACTAGATCGAATCGAGAAAAACTTATGGAGGTTAGAAGGCTTCGTCTCTGATAGTAAGCTAGAAGCGTTCGCCCCTACTCTCGGAGGCACTAAGATGCTGCTAGAGGAAATAACAAGAGCAAGGCTCTGGCAGGCACATCACGTAGTTCCTGTGTCTAAAGGGGGCGGGCTATGCCCGCTAGATGGGTTTCTTACTCTTTGCCTTAGATGCCACAAAGCCTATCATAGTAAGGTATTCAAGTATACAAGATGAGCACATACAAAGGGCTGTCTAAAAAAGAGTTCGAGGCTCTGCCTCGGGAGCAGCAGTTGGCCAGGATGGCTTTGGTCCGTCCGGGGTTTGATTCAAAAGGGAACGCTCTTCCTGTGGAAGAGCAGGATGCGGAACTGCTTGCGTATGTGGAGTTTTTCTACAACATGCGTTTCCCTACGAAATGCCATCCCGACTGTGTCGGGAAATGCACTCCTCCAGCCCGTGTTCTCTGCGATACCTACTATGCTCGCTATCCCCTGATCGTCCTTAAGGCCTCCAGAAGCTCAGGTAAAGCCCAGCCGCTGGATTCCAAATTGCTAACTCCTAATAAGGGTTTCGTAAGGATGGGCGATATCCAGGTCGGGGATCTGGCTATCGACATGCACGGAAATGCCGTCTCTGTGACTGGAGTGTTCCCGCAAGGGACTAAAAAGGTCTACAAGGTCTCGTTCAACGATGGCAGCAGCACGGAGTGCTGCATGGAGCATCTGTGGTGGGTTAAGGGCTGGTGGGATCACGCGGAATGGGAGGTTAAATCTTTAGGAGACCTGCTTATGGCGGGCTTTCGTCAGTATGAGATCCCCGTTGCAGATGTGCCTGAAAAAAAACCTTACAAGAAGCAGTTTTTCTCTGCAGTGGAGTATGTTGGGGAGAAGGAGTGTCAGTGTATTTCGGTAGATTCTCCAACATCGTCCTACCTGACTGACGATTGCATTGTCACACACAATACTGCCCTCATAACAACCATCGCCTTATCTAAGATCTGTTCTCAGGCAACGGCTGTAGACGTGCTGGGGGCCTCAGAGAGGCAGTCTAATTACGTCATGGAGTATATCAACTCCGAGAACCCCATGACCGTGGGTTCATGGTGGACAGCGCCTAATGCGCCTACGGCGCTGCTAGACCCTGCTCAGTCTCTTCGGTCCAAGCAGGTGTTAACAAACGGAGGTCGCCTCGAATGCCTTACGGCATCGCCGAAGACTGTTCGTGGTAGACGCCCGACCACCAGTTTGTGTGATGAGGTGGACGAAGCAGAACTATCTCTGATTAAGTCTGCTCAGGGCTGTCCAAAAACAGATCACACGAACAAGATCAAAAAAGTCATGCTTCTTGCCTCTACTCATCAACACACAGACGGCACGTTCTCCTATTATTGGAACATGGCCTCAGAGAGAAACAAAGAGGCGTCCATCAAGGCCGGAAAACCCACCGTCGTGATTCCTACTTATCAGTACTGTTACAAGGATGTGCTGATTTCAAATGGTGGGTTCTTGAGCGATGAGGAGATGGAAGAAACCCGCCTTGTAACTCCCGAGGATATGTGGGAAGCCGAGTATGAGAATGGGGAGCCTAACTTCACGGGTCGTCTGTTTAAGCAGTGGCAGTTGGATTTCCTGTTCGATAAACACATGCTCGGCCAGGAGGCCGAGGAGACGAAATTCAGTGGGGCTGAAGACGAACTGATCGAAATCCCCATGGACAGACTGTTCCAGAACAAGACCGTCGAGGTCCACGGACACATCAAGAGGTTCCGAACTGCCCACAGGACGCAGGATCATCTGGAGTTCAACTACGGAGCAGACTTCGCGAACGATGTGGACTGGTCGGTCTACAACAGGCTCGTGACGAATGTCTTGCGTCCGCAAGACCCAACGTATGTTCAGGGCTGGTATCGGACTGGTAGAAAAGACACTTGGAAAGAAATCGTAGAGTCCTACAATGATTTCTGTAACGAGCATCCTGGAATGGGCCAGCATGACGAGACCGGAAATAAAGCAGTCAATGACTACATTGACTGTGACAGCGAGGGGTTTACGTTTTCAAAGAAAACGAAGAAGCCTCTGCTGGATGCTCTTGTTGTGGCGATTCAAAACAGGCGTCTCAAGGGACCCTTTATCGACTGGGCTTACAAAGAGTTCAAGTTCCTAACGAGAGAGCACCTGACTGGGAAGAAGCATCTTCCCGACTCTGTTGCGAGCCTCGCGCTCGCATGGCATTCCGTGCAAGAGAGCCTCGGCGAGGAAACAGACGGTAAGATCCCTGTTGGTTTCGTAGGGGCTTGACAGCAGGTCTAGCGTGTGCTAGAATCTGCCTATGAACAACAATCTTTATCCAGTAAGCGAGCCCCTCGTCGTAGACGAGTATTGGTGCTTCCAGACTCTCTTGGACAACGTCCATCATTCCGGGGGTTTCCTGCTCGTGAGTAGCACTTGTAAAGACGAGCATAGGGTCAGCGAGATTCATTTTGACATCAGTCACGCAGACCGCCCAGGTCTGCAGGATCTGGACAACCTGATCAACATGCTCAAAGACATGCACACGGAACTCATTCTGATGGCCGCAGACCGCATAGGGAGGCCTTATCAAGGTGAGCGATTCTTCTAATTCGAGCATATCAACCCTTGTTTTAGACTCCATAACGGCCATTGAGGCCATTCGCCAAACTTTAGAAGAGCACGGCATAGACCCTGACATCCTAAAGTTCCCAGATTTCAACATCCCATTAGGAGTTAAACTCGCATTGATGTATGACCGTAAGCCTTTGGTTTGGACCAACTGGCCTCCTAACAAAGCATTGGAAGTTGGACGGGGCTCTAACTATGCAGTCAGCCAAAGGCTGACCGAAGAGGAAGACCAGTTCCTCTGCGAGAGTAAAAAACACATCAATGACAATTATCGAATCAGACATTTAGTCCATGATTCCATGTGGGGTTTAGAAGAAGATGTTTGACGATCAAACAGTAGAGCCCACAGACTACAGCCTTCTCGACAAGGCTCTACAGGGAGGCTTTCGCCAGGGAGAATTTAACGTAATCTTCGGGCCTTGTCAAAAGCAAACAAGATCTCCGCACATGCTTTCGGAAATGCACGGCTGGCCTCCTAAAAACCCACGCTGTGACTTTATCACATTGATTCAAGGAGTAGATTCAGATGATTTCCCTTCCTGAAAACCTGTATGTGGGCCGCCTGAAGCGCGACAGTGAGAACATTCTGGGCTTCATGGTTCCTGACGGAACCGACCGCGCAGCCCAGAAACGGAAAGAAACCGTAGACAGTTGGGCCGAAGGCAGGTCCTGGGACAGGACGGAGTCTCCTCAACTGGAGCCTCTTCTGTTAAAAAACACCGCCCTCAAAGGTTACAAACTTACAGACACGATCCGCCGTTGTGGATACAACGGAAGTGGGAACGTTCTGTGGAGGGTTCTCGACCCACGGGACTTCGAAATTGAGATCTCCTCAGATAATCTCGCAGGCATCTTGGACTCCGTAGGAGTCCTGGCCGGAGGCGAGATTCCTGGGGACTGTATTTGGGGACGAGAGGGCAGCCGAAACGTCCTGCTCCCTCTGACCTCAGAGCCTTATCATTTGGCTGCTCAAGTAGATGCAAAGCCCGTCAAAGAAAAGCCTGCCAATCTAAAGATTGGCCACGTATATTTGACCACACAACTTGGCGCTCTTGTTTATCTTGGTAAAACTGAAGTGACTTTATGTAAGGGGAAAGGCGGAGCCACAAAGACTTTCTTCACATACAAGAAGGCTGCAGCAGAGCGCACAGAATGTCTCCTGCTTATGAAAAACCCACCTTTAGCCTCCTATCAAGGAGAATACGCAGAGAAGTATCTTCCTCTGGAGCCTGCTTTGCAAGTAGCAAAGCACTTCGATATCGGGATTACGATCTCTCGTAGAAAAACCATGCCTACCCCGCGAGACTCTAAGGACTGGTACTACCATTCGGACTACGAATACAAGGGCTACCTGACTTATGTAGAAGAGGGTCGATTGATTAGGATTGAGGAAGACGATCCTCTGTGGCACGTTGAGCACAGCGTTCGTACTCTCAATGGTTACTATGACAGAGACAAAGTCTGGATCCGCTTCCCTTACGAGAAACTGTGGTCCGGCGACATTGTTGACCTTAAGGAGGTAAAGTAGATTGATTAACATTTCGTATCACGCGCCCTATGTTTTAGAGAGAGCAAACTCGACTGACGCAGGCTGGGATCTGCGGGCCGTCGAGGAGACGGTTTTCTTCAGAGGGGATCGGAAGTTAGTAAAGACCGGCCTCTGCTTGGGAGGCAGAGAGTCCTCCCCTCCTGGGTGGACTTACCCAAAGGGGTTTCACGTTGACGTGCGCGGACGTTCTAGCATGTGGAAGCACGGCTTCAACACATTTGCCGGATTGGTCGACGAAGACTACCATTCAGAGATTCTCGTAGGCCTTGAATGGACAGGTATTCAGGACTCAGGTTATGACAACATAGACCGTCGTCTTCGCGACGTGTGGAGCGGCTGCCCCGACGATTGTTATGTCATCAAGCCCGGGCACAAAATCGCCCAGTTGGTGTTTATGGATCACGAGAACATGCTGTCGCTGACCCAACTGCCGGAGCCTCCGGCTCCGAAACGCGGAGGGTTCGGTTCTTCTGGCCAATAATAAAGAGTAGCTAACTAATTCTTTAAGACCTCCCTACGGGAGGTCTTTTTTTGATTCCTGTGAACCCATAAGCATGATCAGTAAGATCCGTGAGTTTTTCGTAGACCGTAAAGTCGTGAACGAGATCGCCCAGAAGTATCTCGCAGAGAACATTGAGCGGGCTGTTGCTTTGATGTCCTCCGACTTCCGTTCGGTCAGCGTAGTCGCTCCTAGCGACTCTGAGATCGTCGAGAAGATTATCAATCTCGAAATGGCTTACAAAGAAGCCTACATGCTCAATGCCACTGTCGCCTCTTGTGTAAACTTTATCTGTGACTCCATGAGTTCTATTCCTTACGTTCTAAAAGAACGTGTGGGTGAAATCGTCAATGATATCAAACACGCTTCTGTTGATCGCCTGAACGATCCTAATGAGTATCAGGATCGAGTCCTGTTCATGAAGATTATGACCCAGCACATGTTGCTTTGTGGAAACTCTCTGATCTACATCAATACAGACTTCGCCGGAGGTGAAGCAGTAGCTAAGGTCGCTCCTAATCAAGTAAAGGCACTAGAACTTTTTGATCCTGATGATTTTGATCCTATCCATGACGGACGTAAAATCACCGAATACCGAGTCAGGAAGCACATCCTGGAACACAAGGACGCTGTAGTCCGAAACAAGTATCCTAAGAAGGTCTTCAAAGCAGAAGAGATCATCCATCTCATTGACAACCCAGATCCGAAGAGGCCTTACTGGGGAATTGGGCGTGTTCAAGCTGCGTATCGTAGCATTGATGTAGACTCACAGATCGTTACTTGGTGGCTGCAGACGATGAAGAATGGCTGCCGCAAAGACGTTCTTCTGAAGTTCAAGAAAGATCTGGGTGAGAATCAGTTCCGGCGCATTAAGCGCCAAGTAGAGCAGCAACTAGCTGGGTTCTCTCACGGTCGCGGCTTCATGATCTTGGGCCGTGAGCATGACGTAGAATTCCTCAATCAATCTCCTGCGGAGATGGACTTCTCGAATAGCAAGAAAGATTCTGCTCGTGACATCATGAGTATCTTCCGAGTCCCTGCGACCCTACTGATTGAAGGCGAGACCTACGACAATAAGGCTGAGGCTCGCAAGGCTTTCTGGTTGGACAACATTCTGATGATCTGCAATATGGTCACGACTTGTCTCAACAAGTATTTCCTTCCCAGATACAAAGATTTAAAAGGCCGAGATGTCTGGCTCACCTATGACTTCTCCAAAGTAGATGCTCTGATGAAGCAGTATATGGAACTGACTAAGACTGCCGTTGATCTAATCAGTATCGGCCACAGCCGAGACGAGGTTAATCGCGTGTTGGATATGGGCTGGAACAAGAGCAACGGATCTGATAAGAACTACGTTAGTGCGAACCTGATTTCCGAAGAGGAACGCGCCCACAAGATGAAGTTGTCTGACGAGGCCGTTACTATCCAGCGTGAGCAGTTAGAGAAAGATAGGAATTCTCCTAACAATATGAAAGAAACCATTAACAAGGAGAAACCCCCAACCCAAGATGCTAGAGTTTAAAAGTTGTCGCTTTGAGATGTCGGACCTTCGTGAAAACGGGGGTGCTTGGGTTATTTGTGGTTACATTACGACTCACAACACAGATCGCAAGCGTGAGCGTGTTATGCCTGGAGCGCCTGATGCGGCTCTGAATAGGCGTCACACGGAGCGTATTCTCCAGGGCCTGAAATCCGGTGTCCGCTTTCTATGGCATCACGATCAGGAAGTCATTATCGGTTTCCCCACCGTAATGAGAATTGATCCCAAAGGCGTTTATGTAGAGGCTGAGTTCTTGCAGGACGAGGACTTCGTAGAAGCACGTAAGGCTTACAAGCTGGCCAAGATGGGTCTCCTGACTGATTTCAGCATTGGCTATACAGTGTTGCGAGAGAGTAAGGGAAATGACGGTCTAGGCCCTACTCGCGATCTCGACGAGATTGACATCCAGGAGTTCAGTGTGGTTGTGGTTCCTATGAATCCAGAAGCCAACGTAACAGAAGTTAAGTCGCAAGACGAATATGAAAAAGCAAAGGTAGAGAAGAAGATGGAAGAGATCAAATCACTGAGAGATGAGGTAGCCGCGCTACGAGAGACCGTTCAGGCTCTAGTGGTTGGTCTTTCTTCTTCTCTCCGCGAAGAGGAAGTCGAAGTCGCTCCTGCAGAGCAGGAGCCTGTTGCTGTGGTTACTGAGTCTGGGGTTGTAGTTGACGAGCCCGTGCTTGTCGAAGCCTCTGCTGAAGAAATCACCGAACAAAAAGAAGTAGAAACCAAGATGGAAGATGAAGATGTTGATGCTTACGTAGAAGCACCTTCTGTGGAGTCGGAATGCTCTGGAACTTGTCCTCATTGTGGGGGCAGTTTCAAAATGTGCAAGCCTGATCAGAAATCTATTGCGGTTGAAACTGCTGAGGAAAAGTCTGAAATCGTCGAGGTTGTCGAGTCCGAGAATGTTGACGAGATTAAAGGGATTCTGAGCCTTGCCTTGGAATTGAAAGCCATTATTTGCGAAGGGCAATCCAATGAATAAGAACGAACTTGAAGGCCAGCTCCACGGAGTTTTGGGCGAAATCAAAAGCGAACTGGCTAATAACAAGCAGCTTGGTTCGCGCATGGAACGACTCGATCAAGAGTACGTTGAGATCAAGGCCGCTATTGGTGCGCTCGACGCCAAACTCGGCGAAATGCAGAAACCTGCTCCTGTAGCGGCTCCTGTAAAGTTTGAGCGACCCGGCGATGTAATCGCCCGTGAAGCTGCTGGACGTAAAGACTTCCAGGAGTTCGCGCAGAAGAAAAACGGCGTTCGTCAGGTTGCTTACGAAAGCCCCTTCATGAATCCGTTCGAGACCAAAGCCGCTGTTGGTGATGCCAACTACGGTTATCAGGCCGATGCCAGCCGTCCTAACGACGCTCGTACCATCCTGAGTGTTGAGAATGAGCCTGCCATCACCAAGCGAGATCAGCGTCCTCTGCTGTTGTGGGACCTGTTCGGTAAGAAACCTACCGACAAGGCCTTCATCCAGTGGGTCCAGGAAGACACCCGCACCAAGAACGCGACCGGCGTAGCCGAGGGCGCTCTGAAGACCAACTCTGCTCTGACCACGCTGAACCGCGTGAGCGAAGCCGTAACCATCGCGACCCACATCACTGCTTCTCGCCAGTTGCTGGCCGACGTAGATGAGATGGAAGAGTTCATTCGCGACATTCTGATGAATGCCGTTGCTGAACACGTCGAAGACCAACTCCTGAATGGCGACGGTGACACTGACGCCGGTAACCTGCAGGGCTTGATGACCAACTCCGACATCGACTCTCAGTTGTTTGTCACCAACATCTACGACACGGTTCGCGCTGGTGTTCGTGAGTTGCGCAAAAACAACTGGGCTGCCGAGCCCGATGGTCTGATTGTCAACCACGACGACCACTTCAACATGGATGTGCTGAAGGGAAGCGACGGCCACTACCTGTGGATCGACCGCAACCTGCCTGCTGCCCGCACCAACACGGACGGCCTGTGGCGTATCCCTGTTGTTCCTACGAATGCTATCGAGTCCGGTTACGGCTTGCTCGGTAACTTCAAACGCGGTGCAATCATCCGTGAACTCGAAGCTATGAAACTTCTGATGTCTTACGACAACGAAGACAACTTCGTCAAGAACATGGTAACTGCTCTCGTCGAGATGCGCCTCCACTTCATCACGAAGTGGCCCGGCAGTTTCGTGAAGCTCGGTCTCATAAGCGGATATTAAATCCTAACTGGTCTTAGTCAAAAGGGCCCGCCTCTGGCGGGCTTTTTTGTTTGTACGGAGAATCTCACCTTATGAGTATGAGTAGAATTCCAGACGCAACGATGGACATGCAAGGCAATGTGGTTTTCGAAGGAATCACAATGACCCTAGAAGATTACTATCTTGCATTAGATGCTTGGATTGAGGAGCACGTAGAGGCCCTCAAAGATCTGCGAGATCCAGAGAGCGATATCCAGAACCTTTGGGGCCACAAGTCCGACGCTTTTGTTGATGACATTTACGGGCGAACCGCCCGCATCAGACGGCCCTCTGGTTATCCGAGCGAGATCGGCGATACAGATTGGCAGCCGTAGAGGCTTGACATCTGTCCTCTCTTCCTGCTATAATTGAACACATGAGTATTCGAATCATCGCTTTGCGATACGAAGAGCCTTATTACGCCGACACACTGGAGTGCATCTGGGGCTCAGGCCTGCCTGTTACCTACGCAGACCGACAAGGTGTCGGTAACTTCTCCAAAGCCATGAACGAGGCTGCTCTGCAGCCGCATCAGGAAGAGTTCTTGTGGTTTCTGACTGATGTCACTTTTGACCCAAAGACTCCTCTTCGTCTGGCAGAGAACATGGGCAAGCACAATCTCTGGGCTCTCCATCCTGCCCACCAAAGTGACCATCAGAGCCACATCCCGGACGGTTCCGGCGAAGTGAAATACGTGCCTTACATCGAGTGGACCGCACCTATGGTGCGGACAAGCCTTTTTCACGAGTTAGGCGGCCTGGATGAAAACCACCATTATTGGTATCAGGATCTCCTCTTCTCTAAGCAGCTAAGAGACCGAGGCCTCTATATGGGAGTAGATCACGGCAACCCTGTCGGGCACATCTATCGTAGGAACGAAGTGGTCCACGAGATTACCAAGCAGCGTTACGATCTGAGGTTGAAAAGGGACATTATAGAGCGGGAACTGCTGCGCAAGCGTTTTGGTCCTCGCTGGAGGAGCGTGTTGTGGCATCAGTAACGAATAAACTTCTTCTGGATGTAGATGGAGTGCTGACAGACGGTAAGGTTTACGTCACACACAAAGGAGAGCGATTCAAGGCTTTTCATTCTAGGGACAATCGCGCCATCGCCCAGTTTGTCGCTGCAGGTTGGGAAGTCCATTTGGTGAGTGTTTCGGGCTGGCCCGGCGCTCAGGAATTCTCCAAGAACACTGGAGCGATTGTGTGGAAGTCTGCAGACAAGTCAGAGCGATCAGTAAAGGCAATCACCAATGAAGAGCCTTTCGTCGCCGTAGGCGATGATGTGTTCGATTTGGCCATGCTTGGCTGCGCTCGCAGGGCTTTCTGTCCATCAGATGCAGACCAAGAAGTAAAACGTATGCACTACGTTGAGACTCTCGACGTAAAAGGGGGCGACGGAATTGTCGCTGAACTGGCCAGAATCCTACTTGGTAAGGGAGATCGGTAAGATGGAGTTAGATCCAAAGGGCGTAGATCACGAGTTCAATTTTTGGAAAGGCTTCGTCAAGTCAGAGCGGTTCAAGGACTGGGTCGGGAATTACCCGACGCCTGAGTTGAATCAATTGGTCCGATGGCTCATCTCGGGCTTTTTAGATAAGCAGCGGCTGTCTCTGTTGGGTGAGGACACTTTCTATGTTTTAGATGTCGGGAGTGGTCCAGTCTCCATCCTAAACGGCCTTGATTCGCGGTTGCGAATCACTACTGCTGATCCTCTGTCTCATTTGTATCAGCAGATTTTCGATTACGACACCGCAGGCATTTCTCCACCTTTACAAATGGGTGCAGAAAATGTGACCACTGAGTCCTACTTTGACCTGGTTCATATCAGCAACGCCCTGGATCACTCTTTCGATCCTGTCGCTGGATTGAAGAATTTGGTAGATCAAGTAACACCTGAAACAGGACATCTAATCGTGCAGGGCTTCGTAGACGAAGCCGTTCATGAGCGTTACCAGGGATTCCACCAACACAATCTGTCCTTGTCAGAAAACGGCAGGACGCTCAACCTAGGCTCCAAAGAAGGAAAGGCTGTTGTCCAGCGTTCTTTCTCTCCAGAGGATTTGGGCTGTGAGTTCGTGTTTGGGAAGACAGAGACGCTGCCTGGTAGCGGGCGCGATTGGTTCATCTGGGCTATTAAAAAGGCATGAGAGTCCTCATACCTTTCCCTTCACTTCGAGCACACGGAGGAACCCGTGTGGCTGTGGAGGTTGCGAACCAGTTAGCGACGAGAGGACACAAAGTCCTCTTCTATGTCCTCAAGAAGGACGGAGACCAGCGTTATTGGCGGTGGCATTCTCGCGTTCAGGTTATCTACTCGAAGCCCAGTCATTACGATGTGGTTTTTATCACGAGTCCACACAGCATTCACCTTGCAGAGCAAGGTCGCACCGTAATGCACCTTCAGATGTTAGAGCACATGTTCGCTCCAGATAATGATCATTGGCGTAATATCTGCGAGCACATGTATCGTTATGACGCTCCTTTGTTCACTATTTCTCAATGGAATCAAAGGGAACTCATCAACACGTTCGGTCGAAAGGTCGAAAATACACATTATATCGGGAATGGAGTCAGCGAGGACGACTTCCCGAGAGAAATCACCAGCAAACCAGCCGGACCAAAGATCGTCCTCGTAGAGGGCTGGGCCTCCTATAACCAGTGCAAGGACACAGACAGACTCGCTCCGCGAGTCGCAGAGAGATTAAAGCAGGACGGATACAAGATTGTCAGTTACGGCCTGTGTCCGCTGACTGATTTTCAGCACGTTCCAGACGAGTATCATCAGTGCCCAAAGCTGCGCAAAATCAACGAACTTTACTCGCAGGCCACCATCCTACTCAAGGCGAGCCGTTACGACGCCCGGTCCTGCTCTCCGGTAGAAGCAATGACCAAAGGCACCCCCACAGCCAGAGCCCTCGTAGAGGGCGATGATGACCTCCTGGACTACTACAACTGCCTACGGACCCCTTACGACGAGCAGCCCCTCTATGAGGCCGCTACGAGGCTCCTAGAGGACGACACGCTCAGGCAGAGCCTGAGCAACTTCGGGTTTACGCATTTGAATAACGAATGCTCGTGGCCTAAGTGGATCAATCTGATTGAAGCCAAACTGAAAGAGGTAGCAAGAAAGTGATCAAGTGCTTAATTCTGGGAGCCGGGCCCTTTCATGTGAGGCGGCCAAATACGCATGAGGAGACTCTGGTGGATCGGTTGCCTTTCAGAGGCAAGGGAAATACACCGATAGATGTAGTTCATAACCTCGATTATACTCCGTGGCCTTTTGAGGACAACAATTATGATGAGATTGTTGCCATTCATCTAGTAGAGCATCTCAAGGATCTGATCTCGTTCATGAATGAGTGTTGGCGAATCCTCCGTCCCGGAGGCGCTCTGTACCTGGCTACGCCAGAAGCAGGCAATAATTTCAACCTGACGCATACAGATCCTACCCATGTTCGTACCTATAGGGTCCACACGTGGATCAATTACTTCACAAGGTCCGAAGGACCTAAGTTTGGCTATACAGACAAGTTCTGGGCTCTGTGGGATATTCGAGTTGTCGAGGGCTCGATTCATCTACACGCCATGCCGTTGAAGAAGGAGGAATTCGAAGATGGAGAATCTGTCGATTCTGATTCCGTTTAGATCCCTACATTCTACACGGAAAAGAAATCTTGATTATGTGACGAAGTTCTACAAGTCAATATTCCCAGATGCAGAGTATGTCATCTGCGATGACGACGACCCTAAAGACTTCAACAGGGGTCGCGCTCTGATTAACGGAATCAAGGTCGCCACGGGCGACACGTTCATTTTGGCCGATGCTGACTACATTGTGCCCACAGATAGCCTGCTGGATGCTGTGCTTTTAAGCTCACTTTCGGGCTTTGTAGTGCCCTACAGCGAGGTCGCCTATCTGAGTCAATCCGGCACTGTCGGGTTCCTTAAACACGGACTGTTTGACAAGTTCCGTAAAGGTGATGTAGAACGGAATTGGCAACAGAAGGTTGTCGGCGGGGTTAATGTGGTTACGCGAAGTAACTACTTCGCAGCGGGAGGTTTCGACCCCCAGCATAAGGGATGGGGATTTGAGGACGCCTCCTTCTCTATGGCGATGGAGACGCTTGTGGCTCCTGTGCGTTGGGTAGAGGGACCTGCGGTCCATCTGTGGCATCCGGCCTCTAGAAACCCACGAAGCCCAAATTTCCATCCTAGTTGGGACCATTGTAAAGAGTATGAGAAGGCAAAAGGAAACAAAGAAATGATGCTGCAGTTAGTTGGAGATCGAATACAGTGATTATAGCACTCCAAGCAGGGCCTGTGGCCCTGACCTCAGCTTTGATCAGTGCCATGTGTGCGGTTGTCTGGGCGGTATTTATCCTGTTTGCACTCTCTGTTAGGAAGGTTAATCAAATCGTATGCCGCCGTCACGGCGGCTACATAACTTCCCACCACCTAAAATATTCCACAGAGGCTAGAATATGGTACAGCTTCTATAGCTCTTACAATAGGTATTTTCTTGACAGGCTGACTAGCTTGCATAACTTCTTGTTGTATAGCTTTCTAGTATTCGTAGCTGGAACAGTTTTGCTGACTGTAGCAAGCATCAAGATAGGAGCGATCTAAAATGACAACCAAAAAAGAATACCAGATGAAAGCCTTCGAAGAGAATCTGCTTGATTACGGAAACCCAAAAACCCTACAGTTCACGAAGGACCTGCTTCAGGAACTGGAGTCCCGAGGAGTGGAAATCTCCTATCGCTACAGCCTGACTGATAAGAAAGACTACGAATTCATACACTACTACAAGACAGCATCCCAGTTTTACTTGACCCAGGACCCAGAAAACATGTTGTCTTTCGCCGTAGACGCCTATAAGAAGGACAAGAGTTCCATGTTGTTCTTATTGGATTCGTCAGGTAATGCCTCCGAAAATTCTGTGATTGTGCTGTTCGATCCAGAATACACGGGACATCTCCCCGTCGCTCTGTCTGTCAAAGAAGCCGCAGACTGGATTTTGGAAAAAGCTTGACACGCTCCGCGTGTCTGTGGTATAATAGACACAGTTACAAAGCCCACCCGCCGTCGGACCTTCTTCTTTGATCGGAAGTTGGGGCGAGATTGGGTGGTAACCACTCAACAAAGATCATTGACGGCTCGGAAAGACGAGAAGTGTTCTGGAAACAGAACGCGACGTTATGGGGATGATATGGCGTCGATTTAGGTAGAGCCGTGAGGAAGCCTAAAGAACAGGGTTCGATTCCCTGCATCTCCAATATGGGGTCTGGGCCATTGTGGTATCTGCAGAAGAGAGACAAATGCACCATCCATGCGGGTTAGAATCCCGCCAGACTCCACCAGATGTGTGAATAGCAAAGAAGGTTCTGTTGCCGCAGAGCCTTCTTTTTTATTTCCTTGACACGCTCCGCGTGTCTGTGCTATAATTCTCACCATGAGCACAGTTAGAGAAAACATTGAAGCCGGGAAGTATTACGTCAAGGGTAAGAGAGCTTTCGCAAAGCCTGTAAAGCCCGAAGGCCCAGAAGAATGGACTGCCATGCAGGCTTACATTTTTGCAGACGCCTTGGCCAATTACGAGAACGATTTACTAGCTTGGGAAGGGGATCGAGAGAGGGTTCGAAGAGAGCAGGCCCGTCTGTATGAAGAGGACTTCGCTAACGACTTAGCCGAAGAGAACGGCCTCTATACAGGGCAGCTTGCCTCAATTTTATTCCGTGCCGCTTGGGACAGAAGATACCTGCAGGGCCTCGCAGAGGTTTGTGAGGAATACAAACACCTTGTAGCCCTGTATAGGGCCTTGCAGGCAGCAGACCGTCTGTGAGTAGTTTGATGCGCGTAGAGGATGTGCGGAAGATGCTCAACGGAGAAACCCCGATCCGAAAATGCCGCAAGTGTCACGGAGAGGGTTTAGAGTATTACTGTGAGGCTTTTCTCCATGATTCGATAGGATTTTCGACCATAATAGAGGGCCGCTTAGGCTCTTTTGATTCTGATAAGTATTCACACATCTGGGAACAGTGTGTAGTTTGTGGGGTCTGTGATGGCCTCGGCTATGTGGAGGAGTGAGAGACATGTTTGAAGGCGGCGGAGAGGGAATAATCCTTCACCAACACAAGATGGTTTACTGGGTTGTTCCTAAGTGTGGATGCACTAGTATCAAGGCGTGGGTCGCCCGCAATCTAGACATCTCTTTGAAAGGCAAAGAGAACAAGGACTTACACGATCTGCCGTTCGAGCGAACTTACTCATGGGACGCCTATCCTAACTACTTTCATTTCTCTATTGTTCGCCCAGCCTTGGAACGATTGTATTCTCTCTGGAAAGACAAAGTCAAGCCAGAGGAGAGAAACAACCTTCTTTACGAACGCGGCTTGGAGCGGGGAGTTCTTGCTCGCTTCTACCCTAGAATGTATGCCGGAATGCCTTTCTACGAGTTTGTAAACGTTGTGTGCGCCACGCCCTACAGCGAGGCAGATCCTCACTTTCTCCCTCAGCACATGCTGAGGCCTAGCAAGAACATCTATCTGATCGGGCTCTCCAGCCTACAGGACGAGATGACCAAGATTTCTCGTATCTTTGATATGTGTGTTTTCTATGAGGCTCGCCACGTCCTGTCCTATGACAGAGAGGAAATGCACAAAACTCTTGACCGTCTGCCTATTGGGACAAGACTGAACTTCCAGATGTGGGAAGAAGGGAAAGGCCCTCTGTGAGTATCTTAGAACTGACCCTTGACAATCCAGAATAAAGCTGCTAGAATCAAACCTATGAGCAACGAGAACGAATTAGCAAAACTGATTGTAGTAGCAGGCCCGACCGGGTCGGGCAAGACTTCTTACATCATTGATCGACTGGAGCGCACAAGCCGAGCCCGAGACGCTGTGTTTTTCGAATACGAATCGACGGACGATCTTCCCAGACTGCGAGATCTGTTGTTTCGGTCTGCTCCAAATACTCTGATCTTCGTAGAATTAACTACCAACTTAAAGCCTACAGTTACGGCGCAGAAATACCTCAAGCCAGCTTGGTACAAAACCCGTGCTACTCCTCTGCTCTATTTGGCGAGCGAGATTGTAGAAGTAGAGAGAGTAAGTGAAGGCAAGCACACGGCGACGTTTCTCAAGTCCCTTGAGCATCCGTTAAAGATTGTAGAATTCACTCCGAAATCCTATTTCAACGTCTACAAGTATGTGTGGGCTAGGCAGCGAGACATCAATACAAAAGCCTGCGCCAAGCTACTAGTTAGGCTGGGTTACTAGTGAGCAATCCTTTAGATCTAGTTCACTTTGACAGCACAGGTCAGATTTTGGAGCCTGTTAAAACTTCAGAAATGGCCCGCTTGATTAACGAAGGTCACAAGTTCGTATTATACGAAATGCCCTTCCTGCCGGAAGTAAGTGAGGATGAGCCTGTAGGTAGAATCCGGTCCATCAACATTACGAGCAAACTTCCTTTAACGTAAGTTACGTGAAAAGATGCAGAGAACTAAAACCACGATGGCGAACCAAAGTAGCTGTTCCATAGTCGCACCTCCACTGAGGTGAAACGCGCGTGTCTAATGCCTCCTGTGTCACCAGGAGGTGTTGTTTTTTTGACAACATTACGAGCAAACATACGACCTACTCTACCGACATCTACATTGATGGGGACTATGTCCCCTTGGGCATAAACCACACAAGCCTATTGGCGGCTTGTATAACTCTATGGCGAGCATGGCAGTTCGCCATGCAATTTGATAGTGAGGCTTGGGATTTACGATGATGTTACTCGACCTGTTAAAAACCACCGCAGAACTGTTTAGGACAGTTCATCCAGGAGGCAGCAAAAGCTGCGCTATAGTCAATCACGTCTGCTACGAAGGCTCCCCTGTGACGGTCTGTCCTGATGTTCATGGACGCCCAGAGTTGGTCAAGAAAGCCCTGGCTGCGCCAGGGCCTGTGGTGTTCGTAGGCGATATCATCCACAGAGAGGACAACGAGATTTGGAAGAGGATGCTCGTGGAGCAGAAGGGTCCTCTTCATGAGCGTCCTGAGTTTCATGCAGAGGTAGAGGCGAATCTGACCTGCTGGAAACTAATCCTGGAAGCCAAAGAGAAAGACCCTGACCGGATCCATTTTGTTCGTGGTAACCATGACGACACAGAAGGCGTTCTCATGGGCAATTATTCTAAGGGATTTTTCTCTTCAGAGGCTTGGAAAGAAGGCCTGTACGATCTCAACTCCGCTTTCTGTAAGCGAATGATCGAGTTCGAGCGCAGTATCCCTTACGTCTATTTGGGCTGGTACGAAAACAAGACGAGTCCGAACATTATAGTCACGCACAGTTTCCCCCACATGCCTTCGTGGACGAAAACACCGAAACTAAACCACCCAGAGACCCATGATACCTACTCGTGGTCTGACAACACCAGCTATAACTCAAAATGGGATCAGTATCCCACACACGTCCTGGACGAATTGATGGCCAGTCAGTTCGCTTCTGACTGGAGCACTCTGGATCATTGGTTCGTAGGACACAGGCCTGTAAATGAGGGTCTTGCTCGGGTTCAGAAAGACGGTAAAGTAGTTCAGATCAACAACCAGAAGCAGCATGTGCTGCTTACCTACGACCCTGCGGAGCAGGGCCAGAAATGGCAGGCGAGCTTAGTATGAAGATTCTAATCCACACGCACTGGTGTTATCCCTACCGCAAAGCGGGCTCCGAACGCTACACGCATCATGTAGCTAAATATCTGGTCAGTCAGGGCCACGAGGTGTGGTATTTGTGCTGGCCGGACATTGGAGAGGCTGCAGGACAGGTCGACTTCTTCCAAGACGGTTGTAGGGTTATTGTAGAGCGTCCAGGCTTAGACATCCTGGCTCATTATGACTGGGCTGATCTGGTCTGGAGCCATCTGAGCAATACTCGGATCTGTATAGATAATGTGCAGAAGGTCCGGCGTCCTCTCGTGAATGTTCTTCACAACGGAGGTGCTTTAGCTCATTATAAGGTCAAGCCCAAAGAGGTAGACCTGCTGGTCTACAACTCCGAATGGCTGAAGAACAAAACAGAGCCTCGCTTCACTCCTAAGCAGAGCCATGTGCTGATTCCTCCCTTCTCTGTCGCCGAGTTTGAATGCTCTGACGAGAACAAGAGATTCATCACGCACATCAACTGTAACGACGGCAAGGGCGTGATGTTCTCTCGGCATTACGCTAAGGATCTTCCGCAGTATGAGTTTCTGTTCCAGATGGGGCATTACTTCACGCAGTTGTGTCCTCGTGGGACACATCGTGAACTGATGAAGTATCAAGTCGATCTAAAAGAGATTGACTTCCCGGACAATTGCGTGTATAATCCTCTTACGACGAACATGACAGAGGAGGTTTACTCCAGAACGAAAGTTCTGGTATGCCCGAGCGCAATCGACACTTGGGGAATGGTTTGTCTGGAGGCAATGGCGAGTGGAATTCCCGTGATTTGCCACCCAGATCACGGCTTCCTAGAGAGTTGCGGCAAGGCCGGAATCTTCATTGATCGCAAAAAGGCTCATGTGATGAAGGCTATGCTGATCAAACTCATGGAGGATGAATCCTTTTACAAGCAGCAGTCAGACAGAAGCCGAGCGAGGGCGCTTGAGGTCGAAACGCTGGCTCAAGCGCAGCTTGAGCAGCTTGAGCAAAAACTACAGGAATTGAGGGTTTAGAAAATGGAAACTTACAGCACAAAAGTATCGCTCAGTGATGAAGAGGGAGACTTGATGTCTTTCATGTCATTCATGTATGTGGGGCCTCGATGTCTCATAAAACAGGAAAACAGAGAAAACGTGCCTTACAATTTCTCCCTGGATTATCTACATAACGGCACTGACGCCTCCTATCTGGATTTCTCTCTGGCTCCAGACGATGCCCTGAAGATGGCTTTTGGCATTATAGAGTACTACGCCGCGTCTAAGCAGGATACAATCGTAGATTTCTGCCGAGGGAAGGTTGGGCTGTAGGTGGGGGAATCAGACTCCGACGAAGTTCTCCTCGCTGTGGCCCGCGACCTGATTAAACTACGCAACAAGTATAAGGAATGGACTTATTACCGCTATACTAACTACAGCAGATATTTGGTCGCAAACGCCGCTTGTGAAAATCTGACCGAAATCTTACACCGATACGGAATGGAGTAGACAATGCTAAAACTGAACAAACAAGCCCAAGAGATCCTAGACTACATTGAGAAGAATGGAGACGACTGGGATACTCAGGAAGCGGCTCCGCGCCACATTAAGGATCTGCGAAGTGATCTGACCGACGGAGACGGGTTTTATTACTCTGTTCGGCATGGATACAGCGCACGATCCGTCGCCTCTAAGTTTCTGGATGAGGAATCAGTGGAGAAATTTATTCATGCTCTACGGGTCGTTCAACAGGCCGAGGATCTGCTTGACCAAATAGCCTACGAGGTCTAGTTGGCCTATTATAAGGCGACCCAGCGCATTATACGCGCTGATGGCCGCAGAGAGCGAGGAGACGTGTGGCGAGCATCGCTCGCCGAGACAGATCGCGGCCTCGTTTCGGGGCACGTCGAGATTCTAGAGATCCCAGAAGGGGTAATCATCATTGAGGAGGTGCAGGATGTTGAAACCTTTGGGTCCTATGAGGGCGCTTAAACTGATTGACGACGAACACGGATACATACGACCGGGAGACCCCTTTTATCCAGGCTTCAAACATGATCCGTTGTCTGGAAAGCCTACCTTCCAGTTCCACAGCGATCCTTACTCGCTGCGTCAACAATTATTACGCAACTATGTTGCGTGTGAGATGAGGACTTGATGTTTTTTTGCACTTTGGCTACGATTTTGATAACGAGCATTTTAATTGGACTGTTCTGCGGATTCCTGCTCACAGACAAGCCTTTTGAAGGTTTTGTGTGTGCGCTGTGGGTAGGATCTATCTGCTTGGCAGTAGGCGCTGGAGAGGGGAATTTCACGCCTTCGGATATCGAGACGGACTCTTTCAAAAACATGCGGGCCCAGATCGCCTACGTAAAGCAGTTTGAAAAGGTCAAAACGATCCGTAATCTCTCTCAGGTGCAGATTACGGACGCTGAAGGAAACTCTCAAGTCCTTCAACTGCGTGGGAAGTATCTGCGGCTTAACATGGAAGGCGCAAAGTAGAAACGAAACCCCACCTTATGAGGATCCCTAAACGGCCATAGAGAAACTATCTCTATGGCCGTTTACACTTTCATCCAAGACAACACGGACGATATCACTGTCTCTGTGCTAAAGCAATACTGTAGAATCGACAACGATGATTATGATGTCTCGTTGGGGTTCATGCTCGATGGAATCAAGTCTCAAGCAGACGCCTACTGCCAAAGCAACTTCGTGGATGAGGGTGGAGTTGTTCCCGCCCAGGTCAAGCTGTGGATCCTAAAAGCAGCCCTGGCGCTCTATGAGCGCCCGAACATGCACTCGACGAGAGAAGATGTCTGGGAGCAGGGGGCTGTTTATTCGGAGTTCGACTGGGATAAATACATCGAGGACCTAAAACCATATCGAAGGGAGCCAGGATTTGGGTAGACCACTGCCTTACGAGGCTTATGATAAAGAAGCCTTTGCCAGAATCTGTCGAAAAGTCTCTATGCAAGATACAGGGTTCGCTGCAGGCCCGTGTTGGGTATGGGAAGGCTTTAAAAATGATGAGGGTTACGGTCGCATAAAATACCGTAAGAAGTCGTATCTGACTCACAGGCTGTCGTATATCCTGTGTCTAGGGCCTATCCAAGAAGGTCTGCAAATAGATCATCTATGTAGAAACACTGGCTGCTGTAATCCTGAGCATATAGAGGCCGTCACTCCTAAAGTAAATGCCAACAGAAGCAGAGCAGACGAGGCAGCCAGGGAGCGTTGTAGAAAAATTACTCATTGTAAAAATGGGCATTTATACACAGAAGAAAATACCTACATATCGCCTAAATATGGAAGTAGATCTTGTAAGATTTGCCGGGCTGCAGCAAATCTCAGGTCAATCCTCAAGAGGAGTTCCTAATGCCATTTCGCGATTATAGGATCAGTGTGTTCTCAGGCACAAAGCAAGCAGATGCGACCTTTGGTCGCGTGTATGATTGGGTCTTCGAGGGCAAAATCTGGGGCGAGGTTGTGCAGTTGAACAACCCTCCGACCAACATGCAGTCCTCGAACACATTTGCGTCTGAGTTCAAAGTCATCGTACAAACCCCACCTGATCAGACTTATCCTTTAGAGACTACTCGCTTTGTATATACACGAAGAGGAAGAACATACTGCCTCCAGCCCTACCGAATTGAAGTAGTTAGCGGAACGAGAGTTGAGCGTTGCATGTATCGTTGTAAGCAAGTTTCGATGATTGAAACTGGAGGATACTAGTTGACTCGGGTAGAGAAAATCAATCTGGCTATTGAGATCATGCATACCCAAAAGGGTATGCTGGCTCCTGAAATCAAGGAGTATCTGAGGACCCGCGATATCCACTTGGATATCCAGGTCATTCAGGATGTTGTAAGAGATCTGAGGTTCAAACCTCTCGCGCCGACGAAGATCCCCAAAAAGGCTGCTCCGCCCTGGTTCTCTGCTCTACAGAATAAGGTCGAGCCTCTTCTTGTAAGGCTCGTTGCTGCCATTCGGCAGCATAACGTCCCCTACAGCTATGGAGCCAGGCTGCTAAACGATCTAGGAGTTGAGAAGCCTCTTCCTAGAGGCGGGACCTGGAAAGCCGACACTCTGAAGTCCTATTTGCACACGAAAAAGATCTACAAGGGTTATCCGTCAGGGTCTACTTTAAGTAGACGGCAGTTGACTTACGTAGATTTTTGTGCTAGAATAGATCCAAGACTCCTAAAAGAGTTCGAGGAATACTCCGACTGGGATTACGATTTTCGAGAGGCGGGCGGCAAGTGCAAGAATTTAGCCAAGAGCATCCATAATGATGTCCCGCAAGGCCTCTTTAGAGGCGTGTAAAAGAGGCCGTTTCCCTTTTTGGTGTGGCCCGCTGACTCCGTCAGCCAAGTCTGATTCCAGGGCCTCCGCGTGAGGGGCTGTGATTTGAAGCTGAACGCGCAATCTGTGGTTGTCCGAGACGGACACGAAGGTTCTTACCGAGTCCAACAACTGGCCTGTAACGACGGCCGGATACTCTCCGGGAGCCGACGCCTGCCAAGTGTAGACGATTCCGTTCTGCCTCTTGTTGGTGTACCAGCGGCCCGTCTTGGGTGTGAATTCCATCATTGCTATAAGGAACTGTTTCCACAGTTCGGCCGCTTTGCGGCCACGCTCCTCAAATCGCTTCTTGATAGCGCGATTCATAAGCTGGAGATTCTTCTGAAAATACTTGTTGGCCATACAGTTAAAATACCAGAACAGAAAGAGGTGTCCCTGTGTTAAACAAATTGATCGATTTAGCCTTTTTAGGCATTGGAGCTTATCTGGCCTGGCAGAGCCAGCAGCATGAGAAGCGAGTCATTGAAGCCAGCGAGAAAATCATTGAGGTAAACGACCGCCTACATGCCTACTTGCTGACGGAGAGGGACAGCCACAGGTCTGAGCGTGATTCTATGATCGCTATCAAAGACGCCTATCTGCACGTTCTGGACAACTATACAAACACGGCTGCCTTCATTCCAGAATTGAAGAGGATGGATCACATTATAGAGGATCGGGACGATGCGGAGCAGCGGGCTCAGACGTTCCGCAGTGAGCTTTACGCGCTACAGCGCGAATACTCTGACATGCAGCGCCAGTATGTGGAGTTGCTGAAGTCAGAGTCTGGCTCCCTAAAAGACTATCTGTCTCGTCTAGTAGAGATGGAAGAAACCCTTGACACAGAGGACGAGGATCTGGTAGACTACGATCAAGTCGATGAAGACGACGACGGTTTTGAGGAGGAAGTTTAAGTGGAGTATTTTACCGACAATGTAGACCTGAAGGCTCTCCTAAAGGAGAGTCAAGATCGCCAAGCTGCATTATACAACCTGGAGGCGACGGTTCAGTTCCAGAGCCAGCAGTTCAAAGCGGCCCTAAACAAGATCGCTAAACTCAAGCAGGAAATCACGTTGGCTAACAAAAAGTTAGCCCGACGCCGAAGCGAGGTAAAAGAATACCACCAAATCATCGAGCAATATAAGGCTCAGTGCCCCCTGCCTCTGACTAAAGAACAGGCCGACTCTTTGTCCTTCAGCCACGGGTTCTACAATGCAGACGATGAGCAATGCGGACACATGACGATCTTCCTTGATACCAGAGAAGATCAAGTGGATCCTAAAATTCACATGGAGATCGAGGACGGAATTGGCCTGGCTTTTAACCGTGCCGATGCTTACGAATTCCAAAGAGGCATTGAAGAGGCTTGTAGGCGACTTGAGGACATTGAGAATGTTAAAAATCAAACGCTTACCATTCGGGTAAACAAGGCAGATCTGGAAAACCAGATGCGAGGGCTACACACGACTACCTGCCAGAGGCAGGATATTCTGGCCTTCCTGGAATCCAAGAGGGTCTAGGTCAGATGAGCACATTTTCCTGTCCTGTTGTTCCAGTCCGAATAATCCCCCACCCAAATGCTGATGCTATTGAAATAGCAGAAGTTGGGTTGTTTCAGAGCATTGTAAAGAAGGGCCAATACCAGACAGGTGAGTTGGTCGCTTATATCCCTGAGAACGCCCTGATCCCAGACCCTATCTTGAAGGCTATGGACATGTGGGACACAGATCGCGATAAAGGCCGCTGCGGAGGCAGCGGAGGAAATCGCGTCAAGCCTATTAAGCTGCGAGGGGTTGTCAGCCAGGGGCTGATCTGTCCCTTGTATGTTGTCCCAAAACCATGGTCACAAACAGCCTTTGTAGAAGGCGATGACGTTTCCGCATTATTAGGCATAGTCAAGTATGAGCAGGTAGTCCCGGCCGCGTTTCGCGGCCACAGTGCGGGCGTTCTCGAAGGAATGACGCCTAAGTTTGATGTGGAGAATCTGAAGTCGAATCCGTGGGTTTTCCAAGAAGGCGAGAACATCCGTATCACGGAGAAGGTTCACGGAACCTGCTGCATTATAGGTGTTTTCCCAGAAGGCTACCTCGCGGAGCGAGGTAAGGATGAGGTCACAGAAAGGCTTTATAAGGGCCGCGTGTATGTGGGCTCGAAGGGTCTGACTCGTCGAGGGATCGTCTTCAATCCTAACTTGGATACCTCTGTGTATACAAAGGTGACCAAAGAGGGGCTGATTCTGGATCGCATTCTCTCCACCCTAGAATGCCTTGGAGGCTTTGGCTACGAGATCTTCGAGGGTCCGTTCTGTGTCCTCGGGGAGATCTTCGGTCCTGGAGTTCAGGATCTGCATTATGGGCGTTCACAGCACACGTTCGCTGGGTTCGATATCTGGTACGAAGATCCATTTAAGAAGACATGGGTTCCAGTGCCGAACAAGCAGTTAGCCGAACTGTTTGTAATGATGGGAATTCCTCAAGTCCCTATCTTATATGAGGGGCCTTATCAAGGTATGGATCATCTGAAGTCTTTTGTGGACGGGAAGAGCCTGTACTTCGATCCTTTTTACAAGCCTTCTCCTGGCGCTAAGGGCTCCCAGCATACTCGCGAAGGAGTTGTAGTTAGGGGAGACGGAAACGGCAAACTCTACAAGATGATCTCCAATAACTATCTGTTCCGCAAGGGCGAGCAGACGGAGTTCGAGTAGGCCGCCTTACTAGTATAGGCTACGGGCTGTAAAAGGAGAGCGCCGGACTCGCGTCCGGTGCTTTTTTTGTTAACATTCTGTCAATAGACATTGGGTGGTCGGTCCTGTATACTCTTTTTATGGCAACGAACAACGGCTACACAGACAGGCGAGATAAGGTTTTGGCCTTTCTGTCGGCCCGCTCGGAGAAATACGGGGTCTGTTCTTGGAAAGACATCCAGACGCATTTCAAGGTTTCTCCGGGTCTTGCCAAACACATGGAGGAGCACTGGAGCCTTGGGGTCTTCTTTCAAGGTCTTGCTCAGGCAAGACAAATAGAGAAGACCAAGCACGGCTACAAAACCCTCTGAGAAAGTTAACATCCCGGCAACACATGCACAGCAGGGCTGTGCTAAGATGAATCCACCGAAAGAAAAGAGGAAATCGAAATGAACATCACCCTTCAAATGCCTGGAACCCAAAAGGCTGTATCGGCCCCTATCGACACGCCAGAGCAGATGTTGACGGCCGCAGGCCAGATCGCTAACTCCCTGAATGATCGCATCACAGGCAATCGCCTTCTGATGAAGGCTCAGGCCGTAGGCGCTACGAGCCTTTCGGAAGCAAAAACCCGACTCGCTGTTCAACTTTCTAACCTGGCCGACAGTTACATGGCCGAATTCCACAGTGCCAAGGAGAAGGCTGTTCTGGCTCGTGCCGCCCACAGTGTTCGCAAGCCTGGTCAGTCTGTGGAGGAAGCCAAGAAGACCCGCCAGAAGGCGGAACTGGCTGAGGAGCGCCTTGCCAGCATCGAACAGGCAGGCGATCTGGTCAGCGAAGCCTTAAAGGCTCTCAGCGAGGTAACGGATCCTGCTGTCTATAAAGAGGCGGTGAAGTAAATGCAAGCAGACATCGTTTTACAAAGCCCTGAAGAGAAAGTCTTTGAAGCCTTCGACTTCGAAGGCAAAGACATGGACGATATCCAGGCGGAACTCGAAGAGTTCTTCGGCGAGGACTGGGAAGAATACACTTACAGTCTGCGAAACCTACAAGGTTTCTCCGAAGCCTGGAACGCGACGCCGAGCCGACGTTATTTAGACGATATTGCTGCGGCCGTCTCTCTAATGACCAAACATGATCTCCCCGCTGAGATCGCCTGTGATCTAGTAAACGATCAGGGCGCTGATTATGCCGTGAGTTGGCACGAGGATAACTTCCTTGGAACTGAGACGGGAAACAACATGGGAGACATTGCGCAGCAATGGTTTGAGGATTGCGGAGACGTTCCCAGACACCACCTAGCGCAGTATATTGACTGGGAACGGGTTGAGCGAGACCTGTTTTTGGGTGGGGATTGGTCCTATTACGAGGACCGAGGCGAACGCTATGTCTACGGCGCTAGTTAGGAGAGGATTATCATGAACATCAAACTCAGTCAAGATCAGCTAAATCAGATCCATATCGCCGCGTTGGCGCTAGAGATCGACAGCGAGTATGCCGTACAGGCTGTGTTGGACGAAGCTCTTCGCTCGTATGCGGAGCAGGCCGTTGCTACACATGAAATGAAGAAGCCTTCGGAGGCATTCCGCGCCCTGCCTCCCAAGCCTTACTCTAAGCCTATGGCTACTCGCAAGACCTTCCAAATCCACCACCGGAGAGGACGTTAACATGAGCGAGCATCCTCCAGGCTACACTCCCCTTCCCGTTTCTCTTCGGCAGGATCTGCTGTTGAGCAAACTGGCTCCCCTGCTTCACTCCTGCCCTACTTGCCGAGGGAGTAAGGTTGTCCCTCATAACTACAAGTATGTTTGTGCAAAGCACAAACAAGAGCCCAATTACTTTAGCGGGAACTACGAAGGTTTCTTCCTGCCATAGAAGTTAACAATTTGGCAATGGACAAGCACAGCTTGTCGCTGTATGATAAACCCACAGAAACGAAAACACGAAAAGAGGAATGAAAGAATGTCTGCAACTACAGTTTGGATCCCTGCTCCTGTCAAACCTGTTAAGAAGAAAGAGAAGACCGAGCCCGTCTCTCTCCTGTCTGTTCTCCAGAAAGAGACTCAGGAGATCGTAGGTAAGGCCGTAGAGGCCGGAGTTGGCTTGGGAGTCCTGTCCTTCGGAACTGGCCTTTCTCAAGGGGCTTTGCGGGACGCCCTTCTTCAACGGTCTGTCTTGAGCGACGAGAACCTGAAGAAGATTCAGGCCCTTACTCCGGCCCCTGAGAAGCCGAAAAAGGCTCCTCGTAAAAAGAAGGTTGTCTCGGAGGGATGATCACAGGAGATCAAGCACACTACCTGCATGGGCTACTCCGCAGCCGTATGCTTGACATCAAAGAACTGATCAAGGATCTTGAGCATTACCAGGATCTTCTAAACTACGCAAACACGCAAATCAAACTAACCGACGATGTCCAAGAAATTTGGCACGAAATCAGAGTCGAGTCTGATCATATTAAAGATCGGCTTGACGAGATCCAAGAATCCGTTACAACAGAAGGAGGAAAATGGTTATGAATACTATTGAAGTGAAGTTACAGCGGGGAGTTATCCCCGCAGGCCAGAAGGCCGAAATCCTGGCCGATCATCAAGCAGGGGCTCCTGTAGAGGATCTGATGCGCAAATACGGGCGGAGCAAGAAGGTGCTGCTCAAGTTTCTTGAGCAGCAACAGAACCAACCCCTAAGCCCTTCTGCGGCCCGTGTCCTACGTCTGGTTGTGGAAGTTCCTCTCCAAGATCATGAGATCAAGATCCCGATGGGAATCGCAGTGCCCTTGGCACTGCCTGTTGGTCTCGACGCCACGAACACAACCGCCTTCCTCCAGCAGATCAAACACCTGATGGAATCCCTCGCTGCTCCCTCAGAGGCCGTAGAGGCCCCTCTGACGCCCTTGGAGGAAGCCCTGCATGCTTCCCCTCCGCTGGTGACCGAAGGCAGCTTACAGGGCCGCATAGCGGCCTATAAAGAAGGGAAGGCGAAGTAAATATGCGTTGGCGAGTTGTGTCTCGTCCTCACTGGACGAAGGTTCCTGCAGAAGTACTTGTTCAGATCAAGGGTAAGCAAGAGATCGAGGCAACGGAAGAGGAAATTGCCTACATGGAATTCCTCACTGAAGATCTGTTGTTTGAACAGGTCGAGCCTTCTTGAGCGAGATCCTGTGGCTTGGGGTCGCATTCTGGTCTTTTACGTCTGCCATGGGGCAGGTCTCCGCTGTAGAGGCAATGCTGTGGATGTTCTTGGTTTCAGCCCTGTTCTTGCCCTTCTACATCATCCTCCGCCTGCTTGAAGCAACCTTGGGTTGGAGAAGTTAACAATCTGTCAATGGACAGCCCTGCTGTCCGCTGCTAATATAAACCCAGCGAAAGAAAAGAGGAAATGAAAATGATTAAGCCTGCACGAAAAATCCCCCGTCAAGAGATCGAAGATACCTGTGTGGCCCTTCTGGACGATGAAGAGAATGGTTATGATGCCGGGATTTGTATCTGTTGCGGAGAGACCTGCGACGGAGTAGAACCTGACGCGGAGTACTATTACTGTGAGGCATGTGGCGAAAACGGAGTTTTCGGTGCCGAACAAGCCCTGATGCTCTTCGCATCAATTTAAGGAGAAAATCATGTTAAACCTTCCAGAAAAGATCACAATCACCCAAGAGCATGTCAACCAGTTTCTCGCGGAGCGAGAAGCAGGTGAGGGGCTGACACGCTGTTGCCCGATCCATCAAGCTCTACGCCCCCACATGGCGCAGCATTCAGAGGTTGAAAACTTCGAGGTAGGATCTGGTTGGCTGGATGTTTACTTCGGAGAAAACTACGAGGATCCTTACGCCTACCAAATGCTTCGTTTGGACGATCAGGCTCGTGATTTTATCCGCGCTGTGGACAAGTTCAACGGCCCTGCTCGAATGCAATTCCCCACCGAAATCACTTTGCTGGAAGGACCTGATACAAAATGACCTGGGCAGAACTCCTAAAGACAATCATGGGTTACATTGATGCAGGTATGGATCCAAACGATCCTGCACGGATCGCAATCCTGCGAGGAGAGAGAACCTGGACTCTCGCGACTTCTTACGAAGTCGGCGGCCTTGCTCAGTCTCCTCGCGGGAACGTCTACATGTGCGACACTGTGAATCACGCATGAGGGAATTCCTGCTGGGTTTCTTGATCGCTCTTCCGCTGGCGATTCTCTTCGCTGTAGGAAGTTAACATCTCGGCAACACAAAGCACAGCAAAGCTGTGCTAGAATGAATTCACAAAGAGGAAAGGTAGTCAATCAAATGAAGGCAATGCCCTACGACAATGTAATCATGATCTCTGACGGAATGGGAGTTTACATTCCACAATCATTCGTCGAGCAGAATTTCACTTTCGAAACCGAAGAGAACGAGGACGGGGAAGACGTTATCGTTCGGGTAGAGCCAACCTGCGGTTGGCTGGGGGCCGATCAGGATGACCTGATCTGTGTCGCAAAAGGGCCAGAAGAGGAGTGGTACTGGGAGGCTTGGGATTCTATCCTGAGTTCCTGTAGGTACGTCGACAGTACGGGAATGGCCTGGAATTTGTATCAGGATGGCGATCTGTGGGCTACGCCTGAAATCCCCTGCGCTGTGTGTCCTGGTTGGGGCGACGATCCTTCTGTGGAGAGTATCGCCGAGACCCTTGCGCTGGGCCGCAAGGCGCGTCTGGAGGGGCTTACGGAGCGAGCCCACAGACTGGAGACCACTGCGGAGCAAACCCTGAACACGTTCTATCCCGATCTGACTGACGATCTCATGACAGTCTGGGAATGCAGTTTTGAGGAGGATCCTATGCAGATCCAAGAATGGGAGGATGCAGCAAAGGGCGTCTTCGCTACAAAATAAGGTCATAAAAACGCATTATAGCAGGCACGGACACAGGCATGTTCGTGTCTGTTTTTTTGTTAACAGAAAGTATCTTTTCCACAACAAGAAGTTAACATAAAAACCCTTTACTGTTAACTTCTCTCTGTGCTATAATCAATTTATCAAACAAGAGGAGAACAACAATTTGAAAGTCCTAGAGAACAAAAAGACTCCGAAACTGCCCTATCGTAAAATCGTTGTTGAGAACGATAGCATCTTCACTTTTGAACTCATAAACAGGCCGCATATTGCGGCTGACTATTGGGACATTCTCAACATCGAGACCGCAGGACCCTTTTACGAGTCGGAAATGCATGAAGCAATGGCTTTCGCGCTAAAGGCCGCAAAAGACCCGTCAGTAAAGAGGAGCAACGAAGATGGGAAGTAACCAGATCTGGATCAAGTTCAAATGGGCTGGGTTCTCGGGCGGATTGGAAGTTACTAACGGAACTGTGACCTTCATCTCCTACGCCCAGGCGGCCTTCTCTCCTGAAAGCGCGAACCCTGTTCGCGGAATGAATGAAGCGATCAACAAAGCCTTAGCCAAAAACGGCTTCCCAGAATTCTACAAACTGAACGAGGAGACCCAAAAATGAAACGAATCACCATGAGTTTTGGAGCCAGTCTGGAGTACAAACCAGAGCATCCTGAGCGAACAGCCAGAAAGACTTCTACAAGGCCGGAACGAGAAGGGAGTACTAGCATGACAGTCAGTTCTTTAATAGCCAAACTTCGAAAAATGGATCCCGAAGCGCCTGTCTATCTCGCCTACCCTGCGGGGGATTACTGGAATAATACTCTGGTGGCTGAACCTGCCCACGTAGAAGAGACCGAAGTCGAGTATTCTGAATACCACCGGCAAAAGAGGATTCCCCCAGAGAGAAACCGAGACGAATACAGAGAGGATCGGGACACGTCCACGGGGGTTGTGCTGTCATGCTAGTTCGAAATCACTCAGACATCTTTTATAGCAGCATCTCTGAGCATGTCATTCTCGTGCCCCTGCTGGCTCCTCTCGTCCCTCTCTGGATCGAATTGAATAACCAGGTCCAGAAGGCTTATACGTGCCCCTTCTCGGGCGAGACAGAGCCTGCCCACATAGGCTTCACTCATGTTTATGTGTGCTTCGGAGGGACTGGAGGAAAAGGCCAGTACTTCGAGGCTCACGGCCCAAAACGCTAAGGGAGGAAATCGAAATGATGTTCGTACCTTATTGCTGGGAAAAAGAACGAGCCTTTGACTATCGGGTTTACAGCCTCAATCTCTGCGGAAGCAAGGGAGACTGTCTCGCCATGTTTACTACTCGAAAGGCCGCCATGGCCTACATTGATCGCCTATACGGCGAAAGTTGGTCAAAAAGTTAACATCCTGTTAATGGACAGGCACAGCTATGCTGTGCTAAGATAAACTCACAAAGAAGAAAGGTAAGAAACAATATGAGCCCGCACGAGAGAAAGTTACGCCGAGAAGCACGAATCCTGTCGAAGGTCCTGGTCAAAATGGCCAGACAAGCCGACGTAAAAGGCGAGCGGTTCGACCCTAAAGACACTCTGGAAAGCCAGTGGCTCCAGGAGATCAAGTCTCAGCTAAGGCAGTTCACTTAAGATGAGCCTCTGCCTCCCCTTCTTCACAGTAACATCGTTGAACCTCCAGCAGATCTCTGATCTGCTCTCCACGAATGCTTATCCGGTCTCGCTAAAACAAGCGAAGCGAATCCGCGACGAAGCCAGAAAGATCCAAGACACTTCCTGGGCACAATACCCAAAAGACATGATCAAACTGCTCCGCGAGGTAGACGAGCAGATCATGCCTGCTTGTGGTAATGAATGTATAAGACTTCGCGTTAAAACGCGAGACAGCCATGAGTTCTTCTATGAGTACTGTCATTATGTGAACACAGGAGACACTTACAACACAACCCTTTTCTGGTGGCGAGAAAAGTTCAGGATCGGCTCCTGGGGCGATCTTGTCGAACGCTACGATACGCCTGCAGAATATTAACATCCCGTCAATAGACAGGCACAGCTAGGCTGTGCTAAGATAAACCCACAAAGAAGAAAGGTAAGAAACCAAATGGAGTTCGGAGAACTGGAATACTTCCAACACGCGGGATTGAACTGCGCTATCGCGCAGAGTCGAGCCTATAACGGCCGCGTCTTCCATAATGGCTACGTGCAGATCCCTCCCGGTCATCCTTGGCACGGAACGGACTGGGACACTTGCAATTGCGAATGCCCCGGCGGAGTAACCTACGGCACACACTTCTTCCCTAGCGACTCTGAAGAAAACAGGAAGGACGTAGGCAAAGACTGGGTTCTGGGATTCGACACGAATCACTCTTGGGACAACGAGCAGTCTGGATCTTATGCTGTGGTGCATGCGGCCGTTTTGAAAATGGCCGAGGACTGCGCTAAAAAGCAGAGGGAAAAAGAAGAAGCCTTCGAAGCCTTCCTGGAAAAATGGAGAAGCGAAAACTACCCTGAGCAGGGTCAAATGCCAGGCAAAATGATCTATTTCGTGGATGGCACTTTCGCTTGTTGGATCCAAGGCAACTATCGGGGTCGCCTGTTTGTCCATGAGGCTCGCGAAGCAGGATTCTTGGTGGAAATAAGGTCATAAAAACGCATTATAACGGCCGTAGGCACATACACATGCGCCTGCGGCCGTTATTTTGTTAACAGACAGAGCGAAATAAGTTAACATCTCAGATCTTGCTTTCTGATCAAGTTCTCGTTATACTTAGAACATAAGAACCGAGAAAAGAGGCCCAAAATGTTCACTTATACTTGAATCACAAACAAGGAGAAACAACATGGAAAAGACTTTAACCCTCGTGCGTTCCTATCTGGTTGAGAGGTGGAATCCTCGTCGCCGTTCCTACGAGTGGAAGCCAGGCTTCGGGCTGCGTTTGATCGACGCAGGTTATAGAACTCATATAGTCGATCATGTCCATCTCAAACAAGAGACTGAGTTTATCATGCTGGCTGTATTTGAGGCTTGGGTTGAAGCCACAAACGCCCTAAAACTCTAAGGTCACATTTTCGCATTATAACACAGAGGTGCAGGCATAGCCTGCCATGTCTGTTGTTACAGACATGTAAACGTACATAGATCTACAAGTTAACATGATCTCTGGTGCTTGCGTAGCAGAACTTTAACATCTCGGACACACTTTGGCAACAACAGTTCGCTAACTACATATAGAAGCAAACGAGAAGAGGAAACAAAATGAGCCGTTATCTTTATGTAGTAGTACTCCGGGACAAGTATCCCTGCGCGAGCTTTTACGCAAAGAAAGACGCACAGGCTTATGCTAAAAGCAGTACAGATCGAGCAGACATGTCCCTCTGGCGCGTTCCTCTCGGGTTCTGGAAACTGCGTGGGGCGTTCGGCATGGACATGTCCGCCCTTCGCTTGAACGGCGAGAAACTTTAACAAGCCGAACATAGTTCGGCAACAAATTCCCTGTAGAATGAAAACATCGAAACGAACGAAGGAGAAACAAAATGTTGGAGCACCTAGGTTGGTCCACGTGGGAAACGATGAATGTCTGCCTGACCATTTCGAACACCTATGACATTTATGAGGCCGCCTGCAGGTCGGACCAAATAAGCACGGCAGACCCTGTTGTCGCTTACAGGCGGTTCGTCGCTTCCCTGGGGTTCAATGGTTGGCAGAAGGTCCCTTACTGCGATTTCACTTGGGACGATGGGGCTATTAACCGCCTTGAAGTAGTAGAGCATTGCAGAGACATTCAACGCGAATATGAGAATGAATTGAATCAGCCACCTACAGACGAGGACCCGTATAGCGTTTTGGGCGTGGTGCTTCCTAAACTCGGGACGCCGAACTCTTAAAGCTAGGTTCGGAATTAGTTAACAATTTGGCAATGGACTTCGCAAGAAGTCCCTGCTAGAATGAATTCACAAGCAAACAAGAAAGGTAAAAAACACAATGTTGAAAGTTGTCAGAACTGACAAAGGGATCGAAGTCTCAAGCCTCAAAAAGGTCAAGACAAACAATGTTCCCCGTTTCCTCTCTTACTTCAACGAACTGCCCAAGGAGGTACGCGCCGAGTTTGGTAGGGAGAGGAAGGATTCATGCTTCTTCTCCTACAGAGGGAACTGGTACTGCATGGACGATTTCCTGTGTCTGCGAAACCCCTTCCACTGCGCATGGGGGCAGACTGAATTCCCTGGCTGGGATGGGTACGACGGAAGCGGCTTGATCCTCAAGTACGCCAAAGACGAGAATGGCTATGAGGATCCCGAACGGGTAATCATAGGAACTTACTAGTCAAAGAAGGGGTAACCCTTCATGTGGATCCTCATAAGGTGCCCCTAGAATGAAGAAAGCTCTTTCCTTCCCGAAAAAGGGATCGAACAGGAGTCTGGTACGACCTACCCTTCTAGGCAGAGGATTCACATGAAAGGTTAACATTCTGTCAATAGACTTCTCTAAAACGAGATGCTAGAATAAAGACATAGAAACGAACGGAGAACGAACAAAATGCAGACCTTCAGTGTAGGCGACCATGTGCATCTAGCACATGTGAATTGTGGCGGCACAGGAGTTTTCGGGACAGTGCTACGATTCCTGGATGGGGGACGTAGTGTGGAAATCCAGAGCGACTTTGGAGGCTGTGTGCATTCAGCCGGGCCTGCACAGCCCACTGGGTCCGCTGAAGTTGGGCTACCCGCTGGCGAATCATCACGGCCACGATGGAAGCCAGGCCCACCAAGCCTGTTTGGTCCCAGAACCTTCTACGGTCCTACGTCCAGGCTTACTAAACTCACATGAAAGGTTAACAACTTCGTAAAACTTTGGCCATAAAAACGGCCTAAAATAAGCCTATAACGAAAGCTAAAAAGGAGCCTAAAACAATGCGTAAAAACGAAGCTAGAATGGTCCTTGCAATGAAGGAGAAGAAAGAACGCCAAGAGGGACCCCTTTCGGTCCGTTCCTACTCCTGGGGATCTGTGGCAAGCTCTTATGGTAGTCTGATTGCCGATATCACAACTGACTGGGACCTAGTAGGGGAAACCCCTGTCTTGACCATTCATCCTCCCTCTCAGTTTTCGGCAGCAACGAAAAGCCACATGAATGCAGTGCTTGAAGGTTTCGGCGTTCCTGCTAGGGTCCGCACGATCAAAGGGGTTCCGCATGTGGTGTATTCCGAAGGGGTTCAGGTCCCGTTCGATTCTCCTATCAAATTTAACATTGGTAACATCCCGGCAATGGCCAACTAGGTTGGCCCTGTGCTAGAATAACTTCAGAAGCAAACAGCAAGGAGAACAAAACAATGCAAAACACCGTCAACAAACTTCGTCTGGTAGCATCATTCACTGTCAAGTATGAAGACAGCACTCAGGTGTTTGACCTTCTGATCAAAGACGATTACACCTTCACCTTGCGTCGCAGGGCTGATTGTGGTCTCGGGTTCGATTGGACTGCGGAGTATATCCGCCCTTCCAGTCTGAAAGCACAGGGAATCAAAACCGAGGCCGCTCACTTCGCTTCTACGTTCTCCTACCAACTTTCGAGTATCTGTTTCTGGTAGAGAATTTCAAGGTCACAAAGTCGCATTATACCGACTTTGTGACCTTGAAGGTCACGTTTGTGCATTATAAAATAAGGTCACATACAGACATTGTACAACAGGACCACAGGACCAAAAAGGCCAGCTTTTGTTGCCGAGATGTGAACAATCTGTTCACATCTCGTTCACATTTCCTCACTTTGCGTCGCAAAGTAACATGAGCCGTACGTACAGCACGTACGTACGCCTTTCGGCCCGTGCCGTACGCGTACTTCGGACACGTTCAACAGGTACCGTACAACTGTACAGGCTTCGCCTGTTCGATGTCAACCCCGAACACTGGCGATCTTCGCAATATTGCCAAAAGACTTTTCTTGTCAATCTGACGGAAAAACCCACCGAACCCCCTTGACATCTTTCGGCAGGTGTGCATAGGATTTTCTTCGACAGATTTCCAAGAAAACACGTCAAGGGGCTTGACAGACTTTTTTCGACAAATTGCCAAAAGACTTATTTTTCCCATCTGGCGAAGAATCCTCGAAACCTACTTGACAACGCCAGGCAGGTATGCTGGGGGATATGCTCAGATCGAGCATAAATGCACCACAAGTTTAACTGGCTTATACTCAGTTTGAGTATAAGTGTGGCAACAATTTGGAAACATGTGCGCTATATACTGATGGGGCCCCCTCTCATCATGGGGAGCAAACGAAAGTGAGACCCAAACAATGAAGATTCTAGTAGCCTCTTTCGGCAAACACGCCGCTAATGAGTTTCAGTCCCTCCTCGCAGCCCCTCGGGTTTCTCGGGATTGGGTTCCCGATCAAGAAGTTCTGTTTTCGTTCCTTCGCGAAGGTTCTGGCCATGGCGTTTGTCGGGCTGTCGCAGGTTCGGGCAAAAGTTCAACCCTGCGGGAGGGACTGCTTCGGCTAAACGCTAGCCAAGTAGACGTAAAGACCCTGCATGCCCTAGGCTATGCGGCTTGCCCGAAGGGCGTTCGTGGGGACTCCTCGCAGGAGTTTTGGCAGGCAGGCGCGAGCATCATTGCTTGTTTGGACAAAGCCGCTGAGGACGTTCGGTTTTGGGCAGCAAAGCCTGATCCTGTTCGTCGCGAACGCCCTTCTCTGGTGGCGAACGCGGCCGCTGCCAACCTGGTAGCAACGGCCGCCTCCTGGATGAAGAACACGCAGCCCCTTTTCTCCTGTGACGAGGAAGGGATGAAAGCCTTCGTCGCGGCCGTTTGGCAGGCGGTTGGGCAGCGGCAGGCTCAAATTCCCGAACGGGACGAGGAGGCTTGTGTTCGCTGGCTGGCTGGCTGCGCTATGCACTCCTGCATGGCTTCGGAAAAAGCCGCGCGAAGCGGCAAAGCCAAGAAGATATCCTTCGAAGATATGATTTGGCTTCCAGTGCGGCTGGCGGCAAAGCCGCGCCAGACGTACGACCTGGTACTCATTGATGAAGCGCAGGACATGTGCGCTACTCAAATCAAGCTTGCCCAAATGCACTTGGCTTCTGGGGGCCGCCTGATTGCAGTGGGGGACGAGAAACAGGCCATGTTCGGGTTTCGTGGGGCGGACAGTACCAGCATTTCGAGGCTTCAAGAGGAACTGAACGCTACGGAACTGAGGCTCGGACTTTCGTTTCGCTGCCCCCTGCGTGTTGCCGAAGCGGCCGTTCGTTACAACCCGGAGTTCAGAGCCTTCGAGGGAAACGCACAGGGGGAAGTGTTCGAAGGCTTCGATCCTGCCGAAGCCCGGAAGATAGCAGGTCCAGGAGACTTCGTTCTGTGCCGGCTGAACGCCCCGTTAGTGCGCGAATGCTTAGGAATGCTGAAAGAGGGAAAGCCTGCATTCATTCGGGGAAAAGATCTGTTGGCGGACTTGACAAGCCTCGTAAAGGAGCTGGCTAAAAGCGAATTCGCTGGAATCCCCGAAGTCCTGGAACGTCTGAACGCATGGAAGCAGTCTGGCGAAGCAGTCCTGCAGGCCAGAAAGATGAGCCCAGACAACAAAGAGAAGGCTTTGAGTCTCCTGGAAGACAAGTTCGGGATCCTGGAAGCAGTGGCCGAAGTTTCCTCCTGCGCAGGGGACATGATCGAAAGGTTGCAGGTTCTCTTCACCGAGAGGAAGGGGGCTGTTATTCTGGGCACAATCCACGGAGCGAAGGGGTTGGAAGCCACGAACGTTTTCATCCTGGCTGAGAAGTTCTTCAAGGAGGGGGCTGAAGAGGACAACATTCGCTATGTTGCCCTAACACGCAGCAAAGCCAGGCTTTACCTGGTAGGCTTCTCCCTCCCGCAGGCAGGCCAGGAGGAGGGGGGAACCCCTTTGGCCTGCATTGCAGGGCAGGAGGAAGAAGAGGAGGGGGGGCCTGCCCCTGTGCCCTGTTCTGCCTGGCTTCCTAAAGCGAAGGTCTCTGCGTAGCAGCAGCGGCGCAGCCGCTGCCCTGGTCACAGCGGCGCAGCCGCTGCCCTGGTCACAGCGGCGCAGCCGCTGCCCTGGTCACAGCGGCGCAGCCGCTGCCCTGGTCACA